AAAATGGGAGTATGGCTATAACGAAGATTATGATTTTATAGTAATAAGTAAAACTGGACAAATTGGACAGATCATTGAAATACAAAATCTTCGCATCGCATTACCAGCAGAAGATAAACCTTTTAAACGAAGCAAAGTTCAAAAGGAACAATATTGGGAAAAACAAGAATACCCGAAAGCTTTAAGTAGAATAAAAAGTAGATTTGATTGGGACGAATACCCAACAGAGTTTAAAGAAGAATGGTTTGATTATATAGATGAAGAATTTAAAAAACGAGATGAAGGGTATTGGTTTTATAATAACGGTAGCCCTACTTATATCACAGGTACTCACTATATGTACTTGCAATGGTCAAAAATCGACGTCGGAGCTCCCGATTACAGAGAGTCAAACAGACTCTTCTTCATATTTTGGGAAGCATGCAAAGCAGATGTTAGATGCTATGGAATGTGTTACCTCAAGAATAGACGGAGTGGCTTTAGCTTCATGTCATCCGCAGAACTTGTTAACCAAGCCACAATATCTTCAGACGCCAGATTCGGTATCCTTTCAAAGTCTGGAGCAGATGCTAAAAAAATGTTCACAGATAAAGTTGTCCCGATATCCGTTAACTATCCGTTTTTCTTCAAGCCGATCCAAGATGGTAACGAACAACTTAGAGAGCTACAAGGATTAGATACAACTATTGATTGGAAAAACACGGGTGACAACTCTTATGATGGTGAAAAGCTTAAGTTACTAGCTCACGATGAAAGCGGTAAATGGGAAAGACCTGATAATATATTAAATAACTGGAGGGTCACAAAAACTACGCTTAGACTAGGATCAAAAATAGTAGGTAAGTGTATGATGGGCTCAACCTCAAACGCATTAGATAAAGGTGGAAACAACTTCAAAAAACTCTATTACAATTCAGACGTTACAAAAAGAAATAGAAATGGACAAACAAGTTCTGGCCTCTACTCTCTTTTCATCCCTATGGAGTGGAACTACGAAGGATTCATGGATACTTTTGGATCACCTGTATTTCTTACAAGACAAGATAAAGTCTTCGGAGCAGATGGTGTTGAAATTAAAATCGGAGTAATAGAGCATTGGGACAATGAAGTAGATGGATTAAAAGACGATCAAGATAGTTTAAATGAATATTATAGACAGTTTCCAAGAACTGAAGCTCATGCATTTAGAGATGAAACTAAAAATAGTTTATTTAACTTAACTAGGATATACACACAAATAGATTATAATAACGAAATAAATAATCTAACAAATATAACTAAAGGTAGTTTTCTATGGGATGGTGGTTTGAAAGACACTAGAGTAAAATTTGTACCTAATTCTACAGGTAGATTTTTAATATCTTGGATACCTGATAGTAGTATACAAAATAATATAATTTTAAAAAATGGAATTAAATACCCTGGAAACGATCATATCGGAGCATTTGGTTGTGATTCTTATGATATTAGTGGTACTGTCGACGGTAAAGGCTCTAATGGATCGCTACATGGGCTAACAAAGTTTTCAATGGAAAACGCGCCACCTAATCACTTCTTTTTAGAATATATAGCTAGACCTCAAACAGCAGAAACATTTTTTGAAGATGTATTAATGGCTTGTATATTTTATGGTATGCCTATACTAGCTGAAAATAACAAGCCTAGATTATTGTATTATTTTAAAAGAAGAGGTTATAGAGGATTTAGTATAAACAGGCCAGATAAAATTTGGAATAAACTTTCAACTACAGAAAAAGAAATAGGTGGTATACCTAATTCAAGTGAAGATATTAAACAGGCACACGCAGCCGCGATAGAATCTTACATAGAGGAATATGTTGGACAACTACCTGAGGGTTTTGGAGACATGTATTTTCAAAAAACATTAGAAGATTGGGCTACTTTTGATATAAATAATAGAACTAAATTTGATGCTACAATAAGTTCTGGTTTAGCAATAATGGCTTGTAATAAAAATAAATATAAACCAGTAATGGAAAGATCAGTAAAACATATGAGTTTAGGTATAAAAAAGTATAACAATAACGGTGTAATTTCAAAAATAATTAAATAATGATTTCAACCGATAATAATAGTATATTTCCAGATCAAGTAGTTTCTGATGAGGTTAAGCAAAGTTATGACTATGGTATGCAGGTAGGTAAAGCTATAGAGAGTGACTGGTTTAGTGGAGTTAGAACAGGTATGGGCAATAGATACGCTAGTCAATTTAATAATTTTAGAAACTTAAGATTATACGCTAGAGCAGAACAACCTGTTCAAAAATACAAAGATGAACTATCTATTAACGGCGATTTATCTTATTTAAACTTAGACTGGAAACCTATACCTGTAATTCCTAAGTTTGTAGATATAGTTGTTAACGGTATGTCGGAAAAGATATACGAAATAAAAGCTTACGCTCAAGATCCTGATTCTCTCAAGCAAAGAACAGCTTATGCAGAAAGCATATTAATAGATATAGAAACTAAGTCGTTTAGAGAAACTGTGCAAAGCGCTCTAGGTTTAGATATAAGTCAAAGTGCTCAAGGCCCTGAGATGCCTCAAACTAGAGAGGAACTACAAGTTCATATGCAACTAGACTATAAGCAGTCTGTTGAAATAGCTGAAGAAGAATTAATAAATAATACTTTAGCTTTAAATAAATACGAACTTACAAGAAGAAGATTTAATCAAGACTTATGTGTTTTAGGAATAGGTGCTGTTAAAACGAGTTATAACAAAGCAGAAGGTATAACTATTGATTACATCGACCCTGCTAACTTAGTTTATTCATATACTGAAGATCCTAACTTTGAAGATTTATGGTATGTAGGCGAAGTTAAAAGAGTTAGTTTAGGTGATTTGAAAAAACAATTTCCAGATCTTACTAAAGATCAAATGGAGAGGATACAAAAATATCCTAACAATAGTAGTTACGTTATGGACTTTAACGCTCGTAACGATAACAATAGTATATACGTTTTGTATTTTGAATATAAAACATATAGCGATCAGGTATTTAAAATAAAACAAACTAATACGGGTTTAGAAAAAGCATTAGAAAAGCCGGATACTTTTAATCCACCTGAAAATGATAAGTTTGATAGAGTTAGTAGATCTATAGAAGTATTATATAGTGGAGCTAAAATACTAGGACACGAAGATTTGTTGAGATGGGAAATGTCTAAAAACATGACTAGACCTATGTCTAATCTAGTCAAAGTAAACATGAATTACAACATCGCTGCACCTAGAATGTATAAAGGTAGAATAGAGTCTTTAGTTAGTAGAATAACTGGTTTTGCAGATATGATACAACTTACTCATTTGAAGTTACAACAAGTAATGTCTAGGTTAGTTCCAGACGGTGTTTACTTAGATGCTGATGGCTTAGCTGAAATAGATTTAGGAAGTGGAACTAGTTATAATCCACAAGAGGCTTTAAACATGTACTTCCAAACTGGATCTATTATAGGTAGATCTATGACTCAAGATGGTGGAATGAATCCTGGCAAGATACCTATTCAAGAACTTTCTACGTCTAGTGGTCAATCAAAAATACAAAGTCTAATACAAACTTATCAGTATTATTTACAAATGATAAGAGATGTAACCGGATTAAACGAAGCTAGAGATGCCAGCACACCTTCAAAAGACGCATTAGTAGGTTTACAAAAGTTAGCCATAGCAAATTCTAATGTAGCAACTAAACACTTGGTACAGTCTAGTATGTATCTTACTCTTAAGACTTGTGAGAATATTGCTTTAAGAGCTAATGATTGTTTAGAATTTGATCTAACTAGAGAAGCTTTGAAATCTAGTATAAGCGCTTACAATGTTGGAACTTTAGAGGATATATATAATTTACATTTATATGATTTTGGTATATTCTTAGAGTTAAAACCAGATGAAGAAGAAAAAGCACAGTTAGAACAAAACATACAAATGGCTATGCAGCAAGGTGGTATAAACCTAGAAGATGCTATAGATATTAGAAATATAAACAATTTGAAATTAGCTAATCAAGTATTGAAACTAAAAAGAAAAAGAAAACAACAAGCTGATCAGCAAGCTCAAGAATCTTTAGCTCAAGCACAAGCGCAAGCGCAAGCGTCGGCTAATGAACAAATGGCAATGCAAGAAGTACAAAAACAAGAAGCTTTAGCACAGACTACTGTTTCAATAGAACAAGCTAAAAACCAATTTGCTATAACTAAATTAGAAAGAGAAGCTGAAATAAAAAGACAGTTAATGGAGGTAGAATTTAATTTTAATATGGAATTAACTAAAGCTAAAGCTGATTCTGAATCCATGAGAGAAAAAGAAATTGAAGATAGAAAAGATCAAAGAACTAGACTTCAAGCTACACAACAAAGCCAAATGATTGATCAACGTAAAAATGATTCTTTACCAACTAATTTTGAATCAGCTGGTAACGACACGCTAGGTGGTTTCGGACTAGAACAGTTTGAACCTGCTTAGTAATTATTAACTATTATATTATATTATGTCAGAACAAAAAAAAGAAGAACCTGCAGTAGCTGAAAAGACTGAAGGTTTAAAAGTTAAAAAGAAAGTAGGTAGACCTAAAAAGTTAATTAAAAAAAATGAAACAGTAAAACTAGATTTAACTAAAAAGGAAGAACCTAAAAAAGAAGAACCTAAAACAGAAAAAGATGCCATTCCAGTCGGAGAAACAAAGGAAGTACCTGTGGGCGAACCATCCGGAGATAGCGGAAAAGTGGACGGAGAATTACGGGTCGACACCTCTAAAAATGATAATGAAAAAGAGGAACTGCAAAAACCTAAAATCCAAGAGATAACAGAAGAGCCTGTACAAGATAAAAAAGAAAAAGTCATAGAGACTATTGAAGATCCTAGAAAACAAGAAAGACAACTACCAGAGAATATAGAAAAACTAGTTGCTTTCATGGAAGATACTGGAGGATCTGTTGAAGATTACGTGAGAATAAATGCAGACTATTCAAACGTAGATGAAAACGTATTACTAAGAGAATATTATAAAGCTATGAAACCTCACTTAAAAAGTGATGAAATAGATTTTTTATTAGAAGATGAGTTTACTTGGGACGAAGAAACTGACGAAGATAGATACATCCGTAAAAAACAAATAGCTTATAAAGAAGAAATTGCGAAAGCCCGTAAGTTTTTGGAAGAGACCAAAAATAAATATTATGATGAAATCAAGTTGAGGCCATCAATTACGCAGGAACAGAAGAAAGCCACGGATTTTTTCAATAGATACAACGAAGAACAAGAGAGAACAAATAGACATCACAAAGAGTTTGTTAATAAAACTAATCAACTTTTCAATGAATTCAAAGGTTTTGATTTTAATGTTGGAGAGAAAAGATTTAGATATCAAGTTAATAACCCTAGTGAAGTTGCTAAAGCTCAGTCTAATATAGGTAATTTCGTTAAGAAGTTCTTAAACGAAGATGGAAGTATTGCTGATGCTGATGGCTATCATAAAGCGATCTATGCCGCTAGAAACGCTGATACTATAGCAGAACATTTTTACGAGCAAGGCAAAGCTGATGCTATAAGAGATGTGAATGCTAGGTCTAAGAATATAGACGTAACACCTAACAATCAAGCTCCTGGAGATATATTTGTTGGTGGTTTAAAAGTAAGAGCAATAAATGGTGTAGATAGTTCTAAGTTGAAAATTAAAAAAAGAAAAAAATAAAAACTAAAATTAAACAATTATGAGTTTATCTGGAGGGGCATTTCCCCCATCATTAGCTCCTGCGCAAAAAAAGATTACATTGCAGGAGAATTACTTGACGTTTAATGAAGGTGGTTCTAATGCAAATGATTTTGCACAACAGTATCTACCTGAATTATACGAACAAGAAGTAGAAAGATACGGAAACAGAACATTATCTGGTTTCTTGAGAATGGTTGGCGCTGAAATGCCAATGACATCTGATCAAGTTATTTGGTCTGAACAAAATAGATTACACGTAGGTTATTCTAATGCTAGTACAGCTGATAACACTGGAAGTTTCGATATTGACGTTACTTTAGATTTATCTGCTGCATACCCAGGTGGTGATTCATCTTCTGGTGCTGTTAGACAAGGACAAACTATATTGATGGCTGATAGAGCTACAGGTTTAGTTACTGCTAAAGCTTTAGTACAAGCTGTTGGTGATTCTGGTACTACTGGTAAAACTAACGACAAGTTATCTTGTACTCTATACGAAACTGACAAAGCTGGTTTTCCAACTGCTTTAGAAGGTAGTAATAAAATTACTGTATTTGTATACGGTTCTGAGTATGGAAAAGGTTCTGTTGGAATGTCTGGCTCTATTCAACCACAATTTACACAGTTTTCTAATTCACCAATTATCTTAAAAGATAACTTTGAAATTAACGGTTCTGATACTGCTCAGATCGGTTGGGTTGAAGTTGCTACAGAAGATGGTACATCAGGATACTTATGGTATTTAAAGTCTGAGTCTGAAACAAGATTAAGATTTGATGATTACCTAGAAATGGCAATGGTTGAAGGTGAGAAAATGAGCCAAGCAAACAAGTCTTTTAACTACGGACCAGCTAATTCTAATCAAGATATAAAAGGTACAGAAGGTTTATTTGCTGCTATTGAAGAAAGAGGTAATGTATACTCTGGCTTCGCTGGCGCTGCTGCTCCTGGTTCAGGTGCATTAGGAGATTTCGATGAGATCTTAAAGCAATTAGATAAGCAAGGTGCTATTGAAGAGAACATGTTATTTTTATCTAGAGCTACTGCTCTTGATTTTGACGACATGATCGGTGCTATGGCAGGTGGAGGTTATGCTTCTACTACTGCAGCTTCTTATGGTTTATTTGACAATGAAGCTGATATGGCTATGAACTTTGGTTTTTCTGGTTTCAGAAGAGGTTCTTATGACTTCTACAAAACTGACTGGAAATATTTAAACGATGCTTCTACTAGAGGTTTATCAAACGCTATTGATGGTGTTATGGTTCCAGCTGGTACAACAACTGTTTATGACCAAATGTTAGGTGTTAATATCAGACGTCCTTTCTTACACGTAAGATATAGAGCTTCTGAAACAGAAGATAGAAGATATAAGTCTTGGATCACTGGTTCTGTTGGTGGTGCATATACTTCTGATTTAGATGCTATGAGAGTTAATTTCTTATCTGAAAGATGTTTAGTTACACAAGCTGCTAATAACTTCGTGTTATTTAAAGGAGCATAATTTATTAACATTTAAAAAAAATAAGAAAATGGGACATATAAAATTAGCAAAAGCCAACGGTGAGTTTGATATAGTATCAGCTGACAATGTTGGGCACGTTAAAGAATCAGCTGCAAATGATGATGTTGAAATAGCTTACACAAGTGGCTATAAAGCAACTATCGCTGGAGCGGGTGCTTTAGGTCAAGATGATGTATTCGCGGTTACTAAAGCTTTAGATATAATGGAAGGCGCTTCTGGTGTTGCTCCATTAGTTACTCTAAGTTCTTTAGTTACTGGAGTTACAGTTGCAGCTATTTCTTAATAGCAAACAATAATAAGATCCCGCTTCGGCGGGGTCTTTTTTAAATTATTATATTATATTATATTATGGAAACAAAAGAAAATAAAAAACAAGTAAAAGATACTTGGGAATATAAAGATAGAAACTATTATTTATTGGGTAATAAAACACCATTAACTCATACTATACCTAGCAAGCATTCAAGAAGATATCCATTACTTTGGTTTGACAAAGAAAAAGGTTATGAAAGAGAAATGAGATATGCTAGCAATCAAAAAAGTATTTTTGTAGATGAGCAAGATGGTCCATGTACTTTACAGCATATTGTATTTGGTAAAGGACATTTATTGGTACCAAAAGAAAAAAGAACATTACAAGAATTCTTATCAAAACACCCACATAATGGTTTGTTATTTAAAGAGTTTGACGCTGTTGTACAAGCCGAAGATCAGTTCGATTCTTTAGAGTTAGAGATATCAGCGATGACAACTGCTTATAATATGGATATAGACCAAGCAGAAGCAATATTAAGAGTAGAGCAAGGTTCTGACGTTAATAAATTAACATCAAAGGAACTTAGAAGAGATTTACTTTTATTTGCTAAGTCTAATCCAGGTTTGTTTTTAGATTTATCTGAAGATGAAAATGTAGAATTAAGGAACTTTGGTATAAAAGCTGTTGAAGCAGGCATACTTAGTTTAGATGTTAATCAAAGAACTTTTAAATGGGCAAGCAATGGCAAGAAGATCATGCAAGTTCCATTTGAAGAACACCCTTACTCTGCTTTAGCTTCATGGTTTAAAACAGATGAAGGACTTGAGATTTATAAGTCTATAGATAAAAAGTTAAAATAACAAGTGATACTAAAAGGGTGGCTTAACCGCCATCCTTTTTTTTTAAAAAAACACAAATGGCAATCAACGTAAACACTGTATATACTACTGTATTAAGTATTCTTAATAAAGAGCAAAGAGGTTATATTACACCTTACGAATTTAACAACTTAGCTAATCAAGTTCAGTTAGAACTATACGAAAAATATTTTGAAGATCTAAATCAAGAGCTAAGAAAACCTAGTACAGAAGAAAACTACGTTGATAAAGCTTTTGATACTGACGTTAGATTAGATAGATTTCATAAAGACCTTTCGGTTACTAAAGATGCGAGTGGTTTTAAATGGCCATCAGATTTATACAAGTTAAACTTATTAAAAGCTAAAAATCCTCAGAAAGCAAATAGCTCTAACGCTTTCGATCAATCATATATCATGGTTGAAAAAGTTGCTAACTCAGATTTAATTAGATTAAGAAACTCTAATCTAACAGAACCAGATTATATGAATCCGGTTTGGGTGGAAAATAATTACAATGGTAATACATACGCTCAAATATATCCAGGTGTTGTTGCTAATATACCTGTAGGTAATCCACCTGTATATGAAGCGGTTTTTGACTATTACAGAGTACCAGAAATAGCTAGATGGGGTTATACAATAGGTAATTTAGGTCAATATGTATACGATCCAAATCCATACGTACCAACAGGATTACCTATAGTACCTGGTTTATTATTCAACAGTGTAACAAGTAACTTTGCAACTGCTAGTGCAGCGGTTAATACAACTCAATTTAACAACTTAACAGCTTCATCACTTGGTGTTACTTACACGCCAGCTGGTTTAAATCTTGGTACTGGTGCTAAATTTAATTTAACTTTATCAGGTTCAGGTATTATAACTGATATATCTGTTGTAGAGGCTGGAAGTGGTTATTCAGAAGGTGACACGTTTACATTTGACAGATCAGTTTTCCAAACTCCTGCACCTGGAGTATCAAATGCTGTTGTTACTTTAAATTCTTCTAGTTTATACAGTGGAACTATACATGGTTCTACTAACTTTGAATTAAGCAACAATGATCAAACACGTACTATATTGGAAGTATTAAAATATTCAGGACTAGTTATAGATGATTCTACTATATTACAAGCTGCGGCTGGTGAAGTAGCTACTGATGAACAACAACAAAAACTTTAATAGATGGGATTAATAAATGAAACTAATGCAGAATATTATTCAGGAGAGCAGATAATAGTATCTGATAATGCAACATCTGTAAGTCAGTTATTTTCTAACTTTGATGAATTATTAATAAACTCAGGTACAGATGTTTATAGTGGTAATCCACCTACTATTTCAAACTTTGAAGTATACGAATCTTCCGTAGATTTACCATATGTATGGACTTTAGTAGATGATAGCTTATACACAGTTCAACAAAATACTATAATTTTTAATTCTGCTAGAACTAAGTATGCTTTTAAAATAAAGTTGAGAAAAAAGGATTATGATACCTACTCTTACATAAGTATTAATGATATAGTTAATAATTTTTTGTTAGCATATGTAGGTGATGGTAAAGTTTTAACTAGAGTAAAAAAATCTGATGTTATATTTCACGCTAAAAGAGGGTTGCAAGAATTTAGTTATGACACATTAAAATCTATTCAGTCTCAAGAACTGACAGTTCCACCAAGTTTGTCTGTAGCTATACCACAAGACTATGTGAACTATGTAAGAGTTTCTTGGATAGATGATTCTGGAGTAAAAAGACCTATATATCCTGTGAACAATTTAACAGTTTCTCCAACTGAATTACCTATACAAGATGGTTCTGGTGAACCTACTCAAGATGATTACGGGTCTAATCTACAAGCTGATCAATCAATAACTGAAACTAGGTGGAGTGAAAATGATACAGACAACATAAGCGGTAACTTATCTGACGATAGTACTAACGTGTGGGATTACAACTGGTGGAGAAATACGTATGGTATGAGATATGGGCAAGATCAAGTGGTATCTCAATCTAATGGTTGGTTTAACATAAATCACAGAAATGGAACTTTTAGTTTTTCAAGTGACCTTAATAGTAAGATAATTGTTTTAGAATATATATCAGATGGTTTAGCTTATAACGGTAAATCTCAAATACCTAAAATGGCTGAAGATGCTTTATACTCTCATATATTATACTCGTTATGTGCGTCTAGACCTAGTGTTCCTGAGTATATAGTTCAACGTTACAAGAAGGATAGATCAAGTAAATTAAGAAATGCTAAAATTAGATTATCAAACTTGAAACCTATTGAAATGTCTCAAAATTTCAGAGGTAAATCTAAATGGCTTAAATTTTAAACATGGCTGAAACTAAAGTAAATTTTATCAAGTCTAAAATGAATAAAGACTTAGATGACAGATTGTTGGGTAATGGTGAATATAGAGAAGGTGTAAACATAGCTGTTAATAAGTCTGAAGATTCTGACGTTGGCGCGTTAGAAAATGTTTTAGGTAATTTTTCAATTGCTCAGTTTGAAAATTTAACAAACCAACCTAACTTAACAGTTATAGGTAGATACATGGATTATACTAATAACAGGATATTTGTGTTTTTAACTAACTATACTGATAGCTCGTCAGGTGGTTTAAGTAATTACGCTAGTATAGATTCTGGTTGTTTTATTGTTAGTTACAATTTAAACACTGATGTTATATCAACCTTAGTTTCTGGCAGGTTTTTAAATTTTTCAAAAAACAGTCCTATATATGGAGTGAACATGATAGAAGATTTACTTTTTTGGACAGACAATAGAAATCAACCAAGAAAGATAAATGTAACTAGAGCATTAGCTGACTCAAGTTATTACACTAATGAAGATCATATTTCAGTAGCTAAGTATTATCCTTACAAACCGCTAAGGATGTATAGAAAAACTAAAATTGAAGACACATCTGTTAGTAACATTAGTCAGTATAAATGTGATTTAAGCACGGCAAATTCTAACTTTAATAATATTAATAATTTAAAAAAAGGGGATTACGTAGTTGGTTTACCTGGTCAAGTTAGTAAAGTACAAATATTAGAGGTTAAAACTGCTGAAATAGTAGTTAACTATGGAACAAGAACCGCGCAACCAGAATATGATACTAATATTTATCCTTCAAATGGTTTTGATTTTTTCGTTATTAGCGCTGCTGGTAAAGATAAAGCTAATGAATTTCTACCTCAAGGGTTACCTCTTCACACTGAAGGTAACACTAACAAAGGATACATAGAAACAGGAGATACATCTTTTAAAATAGATCCTTTGTTTTCTTCGTTTGTTAATTTCCGGATGATAACTACAGGTGGTGGTGGCCAGGTTGGGGATATTTTTGATAAGTTTCCTAGTCAAGGAATAGAACCAGGTATGTTGATAACAGGTCCTTTTATAAATCAAGAACTAAGAGTAGTTTCAGTAAGCGATGATGGAGCGAGCAGTGGATCAACAATAAACTTTACACCAGCTTATTCAGGTGAAAAACTATGGTACCCTAATATATTTATACATAGTCCTAATCCTAATTATGACGCAGCTTGGCCCGGTGATAAGAACTTTTTAGAAGAAAAATTTTTTAGATTAAGTTATAGATTTCTGTTTGATGATGGCGAGTATTCTTTAATAGCTCCTTTTTCTTCACCTGTTTTTATACCTAAACAAATGAAGTGGTTGACTAATCTTAAGATAAATGATCCAGCTTCTTTTAATGATACTGATTGGGGTTATTCA